AGACTATATAGAGTTTTATCTAATTTTATTACAATCAAATATGAATATCAAGGAGACGAAGAAGAATATAATCCAAGCTGGGCACAAAGCAGTTGAAGAGTTGATTAAAGTGGCGAGAGAAGAAATCGTTGATTCAGATGAGGATATATCAGCAGATAGACTTAAGAACGCTGCAGCTACTAAAAAACTAGCTATATTTGACGCATTCGAAATACTTAACAGAATTCAAGAAGAAGAACAACTACTTGAGGGCAAAGCACCTGAACAGAGAAAGGAAAAAGTCTTTAAAGGATTCGCAGAAGGTAGATCTAAGTAATGTACGAGCAAGATTTAGTTAAAATAATTGAACCTATTAAGAAGACAACTATTAGTCGTCTTAATAAATCTAAAAAATGGAAATATGGATATGATAAAGAACATGACATTATTGTTATCTCAAAAACTGGAAAAATCGGTGAAGTGGTTGAAATCCAAAACTTGCGAATTGGCTTGCCGCTGGAACCAAAAGGAGTGCACGTGCACCCCAAAAACAAATGGGTAAAATTTGATCAACCAAAAGAATTAAGTAGATTAAAAAATATATTTGACTGGAGGAGTTATCCAGAGGATCAAAAAGAACAATGGTTTGATTATATAGATGAGGAGTTTAAAAGAAGAGATGAGGGTTTTTGGTTTACCAATAACGGAAAACCAACTTACATAACAGGCACGCATTATATGTATCTTCAATGGAGTAAAATTGATGTTGGTGCTCCAGATTTTAGAGAGGCAAATAGATTATTTTATATATTTTGGGAAGCCTGTAAAGCGGATAAAAGATGCTACGGTATGTGTTATCTAAAAAACAGACGATCTGGTTTTTCCTTTATGTCATCTGCAGAAACAGTTAATTTAGCTACTCTAGCGAGTGATAGTAGATATGGTATACTATCTAAAACAGGTGCAGATGCAAAAAAGATGTTTACAGACAAGGTTGTTCCTATATCAATTAACTACCCTTTCTTTTTTAAACCCATCCAAGATGGTATGGATAGACCAAAGTCCGAGCTTGCTTATAGAGTACCTGCTAGCAAATTTACAAGAAAGAAAATTACAGCGAACGAGAAACTAGAGGATATACAGGGATTAGACACAACTATTGATTGGAAAAACACAGGGGATAATAGTTATGATGGAGAAAAACTAGCATTGCTAGTGCATGATGAAAGTGGTAAATGGGAAAGACCTGATAATATACTTAATAACTGGAGAGTTACAAAAACATGTTTACGGTTAGGTAGTAGAATTATAGGTAAGTGTATGATGGGTTCAACGTCAAATGCTTTAGACAAAGGAGGTGATAACTTTAAAAAACTATACAATGCATCAGATGTCACTAAAAGAAATAGAAATGGTCAAACAAAATCTGGTTTATACTCTTTGTTTATCCCAATGGAATGGAACTACGAAGGATTTATTGACGAGCACGGAATTCCAGTATTCACTACTCCTGACAGCGATGTGCTCGCCCCAGATGGTGAATTAATAGATGTAGGTGTAATAGATAATTGGCAAAATGAAGTTGATGGTCTTAAAGACGACCAAGATGCTTTAAATGAATTCTACCGTCAATTTCCAAGAACCACAGAACATGCTTTTAGAGATGAGACTAAAAATTCTATTTTTAATCTTGTTAAGATATACGAACAAATAGATTACAATGAGGAGATGTCTAGAACTCTTGGGATTACAATAGGTAATTTTCAATGGGTGAATGGCATTAAAGATTCACAAGTAATATTCTATCCAGACCCAAAGGGTAGATTTAAAGTTAGCTGGGTTCCACCTCAGCAATTACAGAATAGAGTGGTACTTAAAAATGGTATAAAATATCCTGGTAACGAACATATGGGGGCCTTTGGTTGTGACTCATATGATATATCAGGAACCGTAGATGGAGAAGGTTCAAAAGGAGCTTTGCACGGATTAACAAGATTCAGTATGGAGGACGCTCCTGCAAATAGCTTCTTTTTAGAATACTTATCAAGACCACCTACGGCAGAAATATTCTTTGAAGACGTTCTAATGGCATTAGTATTTTATGGAATGCCAATACTTGCGGAGAATAATAAACCTAGACTTCTTTATTATTTAAGAAGAAGAGGATATAGAGGATTTAGCATGAACCGACCAGATAAAGTTTGGAATAAATTATCTGTGGCAGAGAAAGAAGTAGGTGGTATACCAAACTCTAGCGAAGATATAAAACAAGCTCACGCAGCCGCGATTGAGATGTACATTCAAGATCACGTTGGCATGAAGCAAGATGGGATGTTTGGTGATCTATACTTCAACGATCTATTAAATGATTGGAGTAGATTCGATATAAACAAAAGAACAAAGTACGATGCAACAATAAGTTCTGGTTTAGCTATAATGGCAAATAACAGACATTTATACGCACCGAACGCAAAGGTTGAAAAACCTAAATTAAACATAAATATTTCCAAGTATAGTAATACTGGAACTAATTCACAAATAATCAAATAATAAGTATGGCAGAGTCTGGCATTAAAAGTTATTTTCCAAGTCAAACCGTAAGTGACGCTGAAAAGTTAAGTCACGATTACGGCTTGAAGGTAGGTAAAGCAATAGAGCAAGAATGGTTTAATAATGATAGAAATCTTAATAGATATGGATCTAATAAAAACAATTTTCACAATTTAAGATTATACGCTAGAGGCGAGCAATCTATACAAAAGTATAAGGATGAGTTATCTATAAACGGTGATTTGTCCTATTTAAATTTAGATTGGAAGCCAGTTCCAATTATCTCTAAGTTTGTAGATATAGTAGTTAATGGTATAGCTGAAAGAACTTATGATATAAAGGCTTATTCACAAGATCCTTTTGGTTTACAAGAAAGAACCGAGTATGCACGGGCATTAATGTCTGATATTAAAATGCAAGAATTTAATAGTTACGCGGCTCAGTTTGGAATGGATTTAACAGAAAGTAGTGTAGATGAATTACCAGAGACAATTGAAGAGGCGGAGTTATATATGCAATTGACATATAAACAAGCGGTTGAATTAGCGGAAGAGCAAGCTTTAAATGTTTTATTTGATGGTAGTAATTATGAACTAATAAAGAAAAGATTTTATTATGATCTCACTGTTCTTGGGATTGGAGCTGTTAAAACATCTTTTAATACCTCTGAAGGCGTTATTATTGACTATGTAGATCCTGCGAACTTGGTGTATTCATATACAGACTCTCCTTATTTTGAGGATATATATTATGTTGGAGAAGTTAAGTCTATACCAATAAACGAATTAGCCAAACAGTTTCCTCATTTATCTGATAGTGATCTTGAAGATATAATGAAAAATAAATCTAATAATAAATCTAACTATAATTCAAGATATAGTATAGATAAAGAAGATGGCAATACTATTCAAGTTTTATATTTTAATTATAAAACATACATGAATGAGGTTTATAAAATGAAGGAAGTAGGTACAGGTGCTGACAAAATAATACCCAAAGATGATTCATTTAATCCACCAGAAAATAAAGAAGGAGGCTACACTAGATTATTACGGTCTATAGAGTGTTTATATGATGGGGCTATGATTCTTGGAACTGACAAGTTACTTAAATGGGAGATGGCTAAAAATATGATGCGTCCTAAAAGTGATTATACTAAGGTTAAAATGAATTATGCGATTGTAGCTCCAAGAATGTATAATGGTAAAATTGACTCACTAGTAAAGCGTATAACTGGATTTGCTGACATGATCCAATTAACGCATTTAAAACTACAGCAAGTAATGTCTAGATTAACTCCAGATGGTGTTTATTTAGATGCTGATGGACTTGCTGAGATTGATTTGGGTAATGGAACAAACTACAACCCACAAGAAGCTTTAAATATGTTCTTCCAAACAGGTTCAGTTATAGGAAGAAGTTTCACCTCTGATGGTGATATGAATCCAGGTAAAGTGCCTATTCAAGAAATACAATCTGGAAACGGTGGGGCTAAAATGCAAAGTTTAATACAAACTTACAATTATTATCTTCAAATGATAAGAGATGTGACCGGATTAAACGAAGCTAGAGATGGTAGTATGCCAGATAAAAACGCTTTAGTTGGCGTTCAAAAAATGGCTGCCGCAAATTCTAATACAGCTACTAGACATATATTACAAGCTGGATTGTATTTAACAGCTGAAACCGCTGAGTGTTTATCTCTTAGAATATCAGATATTATAGAATATTCTCCCACTAAAGACGCATTTATACAAGCTATA